GCCGTGACTAAGGCCTGGTAAATACCGGTCTCCGTGATACTGGTGTAGATCTGCCCAGCCTGAGTCGCTGCAACACTGCTAGCGGTTCCGGCTGTGATAGACCAAGTGGCAGCTGCTGGACCTCCGCTAGTTGCGGTTCCATTGACAACCCAGTCGACCAGGTATTGTCCCGGTTCTGTGAATGCCAATGAGCCAGTTGAGGCTGCCCCAGCCTTTGGATACGCGATATTACCGTTACCTAACTGGGTGTAAGAAGACCCATTGGAAAGGTAGCCAGAGGTGGTATTGAAAGATATGTTCTGTGAAACGGCATACTCTATCGCGGGGGGAATTCCAGGAATGATCAACGAGATGTCATAAGAAACATACAAGTTACCAGATGGCCCAGTGGAATAACCTTGAGTAGCCACAAACAACGTACCAACATCATAAGTCTTCACATCAGTATTGGCTGGTGTAGACCCAATTCGCACGAATCTTTCACAAATGTTGACCCGTTTAAAATCACCGGAAAGCTCAACTGGACTCCAGATAGATCCGGAGACAGCGCTCATGGAAGACATGAACTCGGCTTTGTTTGGAGGTGATGGGTCAGCAGGATTGTAATCGATTTCCATGTAAATTGACCCAGCAGTAGAGCTTGGCAAAGCTGGCTGAGTGTGGAAACGAAGGGAGTGGACGATGTACTTCTCGAACAAATCTGCGACGCCGCTCAGCCATGGGAAGGTGGTGGGGATCCCAGGGTTAATCGGCAAGGCCATGGTTACATTAAAATCAGTATTGCCTGCGTATTGCAGTTCACTAACAAACTCAGTGTGCTGGATGCGCACGCCATTGGCCACGCCGCGAAAGGTTGGTTGTCCCTTAGTCGCTTTGACGGCAACTGCGACTGGGGCGTAATTGCGCACCATTGATATTTGTTTGTTGTTAGTTTTGATTGGCTGCACTTTGACAGCGCGAGTTCTCATCTTTGGAACTTGTTGGGGTTTCTTAGTCATGTATGGGATACAGCGACTAATACTGGACTATACATCTGTGTGAGCTTCAGGCGCTGATCCGTGTAGTCTCTCGGCATTTGAATTAGCACGGAATTATTAAGCAACGCAGCACCGTTTTGGACCATTAACACACAAACCCCATGCGTTTTAGGCCCGCCGGCCGCATCAGATCCAGACATTATTTCGCCTGGGCTCGCCATCGTACACTTCATCCCACTCGGGCGTGTGGGCTTGGTAGAACTTTTCTACTGCAATTTGAAGGTCTGGCAACACACCAAAAGCTAAATAAAACGAAAACCTTGCCTCAGGTGACGGCTCAACATAAAGTCCGTGCATGCCACGTGCTAACATTGCCATGCCAGTGTCTAACGCTGGGTCCCAGGATGGGAGCCTCCTACC